GGCAACTCAGTGAAATATAGGCAGTTGCCTATGCTGCAAGTTGCACAGGAATAGGTAAAAACCTAGTCAACTTACAACTTCTTGCTTAATGCAAGAAGTAAGTTAACTAGGTTGACTACCTCGGAAATTGGGTATGGTGAAGTTGACTAGATGAGGAGTTGAGGATGGTTACGAAGAAACTGTTGGAGTCGGACCTTTATCCATCTGACCCGTTCAAGGTATTCCAGCACTCGCTGATGGTGGAGATGGAACTGGCGAAGATGGAGCATGAGAAGACCTGGGGCATTGACCGAGTGATTGACCTGGTGGATCCTGAGTTCCGCAGGAAGTTCAACGCGCAGAGGGAGCGCATCTGGGAATCCAGCCAGGCGCGTGACGAGGAACGGCTGGAGAAGGCCATCAAGGGAATGATCGCGGCCTACAAAGCGCTCACCAGGTGGGCGACTGAGGCAGGCATAGATCGGATGCCTAAAATCGATTGCATGGAACACCGGATGGCCGACGGGAGCCTGATGGTCATCGTGAGGGACAAACAGATGGCGATTTGGTACGAGCAGTTCCGCAAGGAGCCAGGCGCGAGGTCGATTTGGACACTCGCGGAACTGGAAGTTGTGATGACGGGTCCGACGCTGACTCAGGTGCGCGAGATCAAGGCGGCGATACCTGGAACGAGAATGATTCCTATTCAGCCTCAAGGCTCCAGCGGGTTTGAGGATATGCCGAACGACATCGACATCAGCAAACCATTCAAGGGCGGCAAGTTATTCGACACGAAGGCAGCAGAAAGGGCAAGAGATGAGCGCAGGACGTGATTTATGGGACGAGGTGGTAGGCAGGGTGCTTGCGGTAACAAAAAACGATTGGAGGGTCATGTAATGCCTGGTAATCCGAAAGTACGAGCAGACCTGGCGCTGCTGGAGGACATCGATGACGAGTTGCTGTTGTCGATGTTTGAGGAAGGACGCAGCAAGGCAGACATATGCCGTGGCCTAGGCATCGGACGGCGTGCGCTCGATACCTGGATAGATGAGAATGATTATCATTCTATAATTACACGCGCGCGGGTGGAAGCGGCCTCGCATCTCGCTTGCGAGACACTCGCCATAGCGGACGGCATGGACGCCGACAACGGCCAGCGCGACGTGCAGCGCATCAGGACGCGCCAGTGGCTGGCCGAGAGGTGGGACCGGAAGACCTACGGCACTGACAAAGCGCAGTCGGTCAACATCAGCATCCAGGGTTTACGCATGGAGGCGCTGCGCCACGTCGAAGTGGTTGAGCAGTTATCCACAGACCAGATGCCAAAGTTATCCACAGAATGAGTGCATTTGCTCAAAGATTAAGCAGAAACACGCATAATCACCCTGTTTTCATTCACATAATGGACACTGTGTTAAGTAGTTTGCTCGCACTAAGTACAGACGCGCAGCGAAATACTCAATGGAATCATAGGCTTACGCGCACCATAGCGCAGCGTCAGAGGGGACGCGCAGCGTGCTGAGTTATCCACAGGCTGCAGATCGTTTGTTTGCTGCACGAACTAACCTGGCCGCGGACCGCTCCGACCCCCCCCGTCTAACCGTGGCGGCGGGGCGGTTGTGGCAGTACCTAAACACCTACCGGATGTCCATTTCCCCTGACCCCCTACCCCCTACCTGACTACGCACTATGGCTACAAAAAAAAATTTGGAAGTTCCCGATAACCCGTTTATTGAGTTTGCTCTACGCTACCGGAATGACCCCGTGCTGTTTGTCAGGGAGGTGCTGAATACCGAGCCTGATGATTGGCAAGTAGAGTTTCTGAATCACATCGCGGCAGGAAACCGACGCATTAGCGTACGCTCCGGCCACGGCGTAGGCAAGTCAACCGCCAGCGCCTGGGCAATGCTCTGGTATCTGTTCCTGCGGTTCCCTGTCAAGATTGTTGTTACAGCGCCAACGTCAAGCCAACTTTACGACGCCCTGTTCGCGGAACTGAAGCGGTGGGTGAAGCAGCTACCGCCGATGCTTGCGGACCAGTTGGACGTGAAGCAGGACAGGGTCGAGGTTAAGGAAGCGCCCAACGAGGCGTTCATCTCGGCCAGGACCAGCCGAGCAGAGCAGCCCGAGGCACTCCAAGGGGTTCACTCCGACAACGTCATGCTGGTGGCAGACGAAGCATCCGGTATCCCTGAGGCGGTGTTTGAGGCTGCAGCAGGCTCTATGTCGGGTCACAAGGCGGTGACGCTGCTACTCGGTAATCCGGTGCGCTCAACGGGTTTCTTCTACGACACCCACAACCGGCTGAAGGATGATTGGGTGACGATGAAGGTGTCCTGCGCCGACTCGCCCCGCGTCTCCGAAGCGTATCTGGGCGAGATGGCGGCACGTTACGGCGAGGAGTCAAACGCCTACCGGATCAGGGTGCTGGGGGAGTTCCCCAGGTCAGATGACGATACTGTCATCCCTATGGAGTTGCTGGAGATGGCGCAGCAGCGAGACGTTGAGCCTAGCCAGTCGGCGCCAATGGTCTGGGGTCTGGACGTTGCGCGGTTTGGGTCGGACAGGTCGGCACTCTGCAAGCGCAAGGGTAACGCGGTGACCGAGCCAATCAAGACCTGGAAGAACCTGGACCTGATGCAATTGACCGGTGCGGTGGTCTCCGAATACGAGTCCCTGCCACCGTCCGAGCGACCTACTGAGATCCTGGTGGACAGCATCGGCCTGGGCGCTGGAGTGGTTGACCGGCTGCGGGAGTTGAATCTGCCTTGTCGCGGCATCAACGTCTCCGAGAGTCCAGCGATGGGCGCGACATACAGGAACCTGAAAGCTGAGTTGTGGCACAAGGCCAAAGCCTGGCTGGAGGGTCGGGACTGCAAGATGCCTAAAGACGAGGCTTTGGTGGCAGAGTTGGCCATCGTGCGGTATTCGTTCACCAGTTCGGGCAAGATTCAGATTGAGGGCAAGGACGAGATCCGCAAGCGCGGGTTCCCGAGTCCGGACAGGGCAGATGCCTTTTGCCTGACGTTTGCTAGCGACGCGGTGATAGGAGCATTCGGCGGTGCGAAGGTGTCCTGGAGCAAACCATTGCGCAGGAATCTGCCTCGCGTAGCATAATTGCGGGTATGCGCTAACACGCATGGAGATTGCGACAATGCCAGCACCGCACCCTTGAAAGTCGGTTGCTTCAGTCTCCAGCCGTGTTGGTAATCCTGCAAATGCGGCGCGACGCTGGTGGACGTGTTCCACCTTTAAGTGTGCAGGCAAGTGCCAACGACTTATTTTCTGAAGGAGCGAAACCATGAAGATTGACAAGGCCGCGAAGAAGATCGCAAAGGTGATGGGCGAGTACAAGTCCGGCAAGCTGCACTCGGGTATGACAAAGCGCGTTGTGAAAAATCCCAAGCAAGCAATTGCCATTGCTCTCTCTGAGGCTGGCAAGTCCAAGCCTAAGGGGAAGATGTAATGGCTACACGCGACGTACCCGCCAAGTACCAGGCGGCAATGAATCAGATGATGACGCCGGCCAAAGAGGTGGCTAAGTGCCCTATTCCTACCCAGGACGTTGTGCTGAATCTGAAGAATCGGGCGAAGGCGATCACCACTGCAGCCTACGGTCCTGAGAATCCCGCGTTGCCCAATACGGCCTACTGGAAGAAGAAGGCTGATACCTGGGACGTGAGCGTGGAAGACGCGAAGAAGAGCGTCTGCGGTAACTGCGCGGCGTTTAACGTGCAGGACTCGATCAAGCAATGCATTGCGAAAGGAATTGGAAATGAAGCAGATCCTTGGGGAACTATACGACTCGCTGACCTCGGCTATTGCGAGATTTTTGACTTCAAGTGCGCGGCTACTAGAACGTGCGATGCTTGGGTTACGGGCGGCCCTAACGATGGCAGCGCAGACTCTGAAGAGCCTGTTGACACGAAATTAGAAGGCGGCGTCGAAGAGTGATAAGCCCAATCGCCATCAGCACCGTCCACGGCAAGAACCTGGCGGTGATGCTGGCGTCTATACGCGAGTACTGCCCCGAAATTCCGGTGTACTTGCGCGGTCCGGCCTCGGTCCTGGACCGGTTCGATGCCGACGTGAAGATGGTTGGCATACCCCGCAACTTTGGCGAGGACTACAACGACATCATCAACTGCGCACTCAAGGATTTCGACTCTGTCGTGGTGGCGAATGACGATATTGTCTTGACGCCAACCAGCTACCGCGTCCTGCTGGACGATGTTGAGATTGTCAAGGACATGGGTCTGAACCCTGGTTGGATGGCCGCCAGGTGCGATTGGGCGCGTGCGGTACAGAACATTCGCTGGAACCCCGAGGGTGAGGCGTTTGATATGTGCCGGTTCACGTCCGAGTCGAAGATTCGGCAGTCTGACGTAATCTCGCCCATATTCGCCTGGATTTGTGCAGATGCCTTTACCCAATGCCCATTCCCACCCCTAAATTGGTTTTCAGATGACGTGCAATGCGCCGACCTGGAGGCACTCGGGTACAAGAATTTTGTAAGCGCGTCCTACGTCCACCACGTCGGGAGCCAGACTGTTGGCGTCGACGCCAACGCATTAACCAACCAGGCGATGCCCTGGCTTATGAAGAACCGACCCCAATATGCCCAACGCTGGTTTAACTCTTAACTTGGGGTCCGGCAAGGACTACAGGGATGACGCTATCAACGCGGACATTCGTCCGGATGTTGGCGCTGATTGGGTGGTGGACATCTCCGACCTCCACATTGGTGGCATCGTTAAGTGGAAGGAGCAGTTTGTGCCCATCAAGCGCGGAGGCTTTGAGCGCATCATTGCCTTTGACGTTTTGGAGCACATCCCCAACCTGGTCAAGGCCATGACCAACTGCCGCGACCTACTGGCCGAAGGCGGTGAGATGCACATTGTTGTGCCCTACGAGTTGAGCCTGGGCGCTTGGCAGGACCCGACCCACGTCCGAGCGTTCAACGAGAATTCCTGGGTGTACTACTGCGGCTGGCACTGGTACTTGGGCTGGAAGGATTACCGGTTTGATGTGGCGCACCTGGACTACAAGCTCTCAGAGTATGGGAAAACCCTAGAATTGGGACTAGACGAGTTGCTGCGCACGCCTCGGGCGGTGGACAGTATGTACGTCGTACTTAGAAAGATACCCGTATGAACATGAACGATATGCCAGTGACCACCGACGTGGCCGCCCAAGAGCCAATGGATGACACCGAACTGGAGGCCATCATCGGGCAGGACCTGACAGACGCCGTCAGTTATATAGATTCTGATATATCGCCCATTCGGGCGATGGGCACAGCTTACTATCGCGGCGACCCGTTCGGGAACGAAGAGGACGGGCGCTCCCAGGTGGTGGCGATGGAGGTGCGGGACACTGTTAGCGCCATGATGCCCAGCCTGATGCGGGTGTTTTTCAGTAGCGAGAACACCGTCGAGTACGTCCCCGAGACACCGGCAGATGTTGAGTACGCCAAGCAGGCCACCGACTACGCGAACTTCATCTTTGGCCGTGACAACAACGGTTTCATGACCACCTACGCCATCTTCAAGGACAGCCTGGTCCGGAAGTGCGGCATTGCGAAGTTTTGGTGGGAGGAGTCCGAGAAGGTGGAGATTACCGACTTCACCGGCCTGGATGAGCAGACCCTGCAAATCCTGATGCAGGAGCAGGCAGAAGTCAAGATTGTGGTCTCTTACCCTGACCCCGACGCGCCACCCATGCAGCCAATGATTGACCCGATGACGGGTCAGATGATGCCGCCTCTACCGCCACCCATGCTGCACGACGTGCAGATCAAGCGCGTCACCAAGGACGGCCGCATCAAAATCATGGCAGTGCCTCCAGAGGAGTTGCTGATCGACCGCCGAGCGCGGTCCTTTGACGATTGCAGCCTGATTGCGCACCGCATGATGGCGACTGTTGCCGAACTGGTGGCGATGGGCTATGACGAGGACGAGGTGATGGACTACGTCACGTCCTCCGACCTGGACGATAACGAGGAGTATCTGGCACGCCAGCCGCTGGCGACCGCCGTCGGCCAGACCGACAGCGCAAACCCCATGCAGCGCCGCGTCCTGTACATCGAGGCGTATGAGCGCATCGACTACGACGGCGACGGCATCCCCGAGCTGCGCAAAATCTGCTGCATGGGTTCCGGCTATAAGGTTGTGCGCAACCTACCCGCGTCCTACATCCCGTTCGTGGACTTCCCCTGCGACCCCGAGCCACACACCAGCCCCATCGAGGCGATGTCCATTTTCGACATCACCCACGATATCCAGGAGATCAAGTCCGAAATCCTGCGCAATACTTTGGACTCTCTGGCTCAGTCCATCCATCCCCGCACTGCGGTGGTCGAGGGCCAGGTCAACATGGATGACGTGCTGAACAACGAGACCGGAGCCATCATTCGTATGCGTGCGCCTGGCATGGTCCAACCGTTCTCCAGCCCGTTTGTCGGACAGGCCGCGTTTCCCATGCTGGACTACATCGACCAGATCAAGGAAGACCGCACCGGCATGAGCAAGGCCGCGATGGGTCTTAATGCCGACGCCTTGCAGTCCAGCACCAAGGCCGCGGTGGCCGCCACCATCAGCGCGTCCCAGGGTCGCATCGAACTCACGGCGCGGATGATGGCCGAGGGCATGAAGAAGCTGTTCAAGGGCATCCTGTTCCTGATGGTGACCCACCAAGACAAGCCCCGCATGATTCGCCTACGCGACCAGTTTGTGGAGATCGATCCCCGCGCCTGGAACGCCAACATGGACGTGAGCATCAACATCGGCTTGGGCAACGGTGACACCAACGAGCGCCTGCAGGCACTGATGATGATTAGCGGAAAGCAGCAGGAGGCGCTGACGCAACTCGGCGCTCAGAACCCGCTGGTAAGCCCGTCCATGTACGCCAGCACACTACGCAAGATTGTGGAACTCAGCGGATTCAAGGACTCCAGCCAGTTCTTCAACGACATCCCTGCCGACTACCAGCCGCCAGCGCCACCACCTCCTAAGCCGACGCCCGAGGAGGTGCTGGCCGAGGTCCAGGCCAAGTCCATTGAGGCCGACATCCAGAAGAAGGCAGCCGAGTTGGAACTGAAGCGCGAGCAGATGATTCGTGACGATGACTTCCGACGCGACCAGTTGGCGCAGGATGGACTACTAAAGAAATACGAAATTGAGTTAAAGTACAACGCACAAATCAGCAACGCTGAGATTCAAGCTGTAACCAGCATGAATCGAGAGGCAACCATCAACCAACCTGGAATGGCATGACAGATCAAGTAATTCGCGCTGGCCGCAAGGCGCAGGAACTCATGGAGGACGAGACGTTCAATACTGCACTAAGCAAGATTGAAAACGAACAACTCTGGATTTTCAAGAGCAGCAAACCCGAAGAATCCGCGAAACGCGAGATGGCCTGGTCCATGTTGAGGGCAATAGATAACCTCAAGGGTGAACTCACAAAGACCATCGACAACGCAAAAGTGGCGCAGCGTGCGCTGGAACGGGTTAATAAATGACAGAATCACTCAACATGGACGCAGCAGTCCAGGCACTCACGGCCATACTTCCCGAAGAGGGAGAAAAGTCAACCGACGAGGCGTTATCTCAGGAAACTGAGGCGGCGGTGGATGAAGAATTGTCCGGTGATGCAGACGCATCGGACGAAGAAACACCTACCGAACAGTCAGAGGAAGATGAGGAATCAGAGGAGAGCGAAGAGCCGCAGACTTTCACCGTCAAAGTAGATGGCAAGGAAGTTACTGTAACGCTTGACGAACTCCAGCAAGGTTACTCAAGGACCCAAGACTATACGCGGAAGACCCAGCAGATTGCCGAGGTGCGTAAGCAAGTCGAGCAAGAGAGCCAGGCCATCCGCGCCGAGCGTGCGCAGTACGCTCAATTGTTAGGAGCATTGGAGCAGCAAGTTCAGCAGGCGGCAGAGCCTCAGATCGACTGGGACCGCCTCTACCAAGAGGACCCCATCGAGTGGGTGAGGCAGAAAGAGCTAGTGCGAGAGAACCAGACCAAGTACGCGGCTATTCAGAGCGAACAGCAGCGACTTGCAGAAATCTCCCACCAGGAACAAGCGCAGTCTATGCAGGCATTCCTTGCTCAAGAGCAGGGAAGATTGATGGAAGTCCTACCCGAGTGGAAGGACCCCGCAAAGGCCAAGGCAGAGAAGGCGCTACTCATCGAATTCGGCCAGAAAGCCGGATTCCAGCCCGACGAACTGAAGAACATTTTTGACCACCGTGTCGTGAAGGTGTTGCGTCAAGCGGCACTGTACGAGCAGATGATGTCCAAGCGGGGCAACATCAAGCCGGTAGTCAACAATGGCCCAAGACCAGCCAAGCCAGGTGCAGCGGGTCGAGTTTCCACGACAAGCGAGTCAGTGCGTGCAAAACAACGTCTTGCAAAAAGTGGCCGCGTACAAGACGCGGTCTCCGCAATTGAACTTTTATTAAAGTGAGTAAATCATGGCAATCGTAACTAATACCTTCACCACCTTTGACGCCAAAGGTATTCGGGAAGATCTTTCCAATATTATAACTAATATTGCACCGGAAGAAACTCCATATTTATCAAACATCGGCCGCGAATCAATCAGCAATTCGCTGTTTGAATTCCAAAGCGATACCCTGGCGGCAGCCGCAGCTAACAAGCAGATCGAGGGTGACGATGTCGCCTCTTTTGACGCTGTTACCGCAACCG